GAATAGGCTTTACACCTTTTGCTTTTGCAATTCGGTACAGTTCCCGATGCCCAGATAAGGTTCCGTGATCTGTGATAGCCAATGCTGGCATACCAAGTTCAACTGCTCGGTCTACATATTCTTCTGGAGTAGCAACACCATCAAATAATGAATAGTGTGTGTGTACGTGTAAGCCTGCGTAGTTCATCTATTACCAGTCTGTGTTTGTTGCAGACGTGGTTGTTGGACCATCAAAGCCCAAATAGAATGCTTCTTGTTCCGCATAAGGAATCTTCTTAAGTGCTGATTCCAACGGAAATGGTTCAATCTCTGCCCAGTCAAAAGGTTCCTTGTCTGGTGCAGATGGAATAAGTGTGTACGATGTTTCAGTTCCCTGACCATTGCGCTTTACCTTCCATACCAAGTTTGAGATGCTTCCTGTTTCAAGAGCATACTCACGAATGGTATTGAAAGCAGATTGCTTGCTTACACCCATTGACCAAATAGCAACATATGGCTTTTCAATTCCATCGTCTACTAGGACATTGCAGTAGAAGCGAAGACGACCACGCCATCCAGCCTTTGGATCTTTGCGGTGCATTTCTTCTGCCCAGTCACGGCCTTCAGATTCCATTGTATCTACAGCCTTGCGCTTATAATCCTTTGGATTTGTGTGTTCCTTAACAACTAGTGCAAGACCACGGCCTTCATTATAATTTGCTGAGTCTTCATCTAGTTCTTCAATAAAGCGAATCTTTACTGATTGACCATCGGCAAGTTTTAGCCACTTTACCTTTGGTGAGTTTTCGTCATACTTTGGCTTGTCAAGCAGGGCATTAATGTTCTTGAGTCCCTTTACTACGCTCATATTTTCTCCTTCGTGTTGTTATATTAGTTTAGCATAGACGAGATAGATTTGTCAAACTGGAACTCTATGTCCCTGATTGCACTGTCATCCATATCGCCAATGTCTTTGTATTTTTTATCTATGGTAACTACGCTGACGAGAGAGCCAAGTTTTTCAATTAACTTGTCTTTCATAATTGCACCAGCGTCGTCATTGTCTGCAACAAGTACGACATTGTTGAAGTACTTTTCTAACAATTTTATCTGTGAGGCAGATACGTTAGCACCCAGTGTTGCAACTGCTGGGAAACCTACTTGGTCTAAACGAATGGCATCAAAAGATGATTCCACTACATATATAATACTAGAAGTCTTAACTCTGTGCAAGTTAAATAAGACCTTGCTCTTTGGAAGACCAGGGGTATTCTTAAACTCTTTGCCCTCAACAGAACGACCAACAAAGCCAATCGTTAATCCATCTGGAGAATGTACAGGAATAGTAACCATATCCTGCTTCTCTGAATAACCTAACCAAAACTTTTTAACAGAATCTTCTGTAATTGATCTTCCAGAGTAATATCTCATTGCTCTTGGAGACTCAAGTGCTTGATTATTTAAACGCTTAATAAGAACTTCATCATACTGAACAAAGTCTGGTGGTGCATACATAGCCTTGTTAACTATGTTCTCTATGTTTGTTTCTGTTTCTTTACTTTTAATATAGCGAACAGTTTCAAAATAGGAACGCCCAGTTGTAAACATAATAAACTCTTCAAGGTTTTTAGTTGTCTGGCATCCAAAGCAAAAGAATAAACCACTATCCTTTGCTACTTCTCCTGCTGGAGTTCTGCTGTTATTGTGGTATGGACAATATACAATAAAGTCATTACCAAACTCTGCTTCAATTTCCATACCAGAGCCATTAAGAACTCTGCGAATTTGCTCTTCGCTATAGATATTACTTACCATCTTCAAAATCCTTATATCTGTAGTAGCCCTTATCAAAGTCTACCTGTACTAAGAAGTCACCCATAAATCCATTACGGTTTTTTCTAAATACACATTCAATAATATCACTGTTTGTTCCACGACCCAATGCAAGAAGCCAGTCAGCATCATAAGAAATCTGTCTTGACCACGCTGTTTGTCCAAGTGTTGGAGGGGTACTAAGATCCTTTACATCGTCAGGTGTTGCAGATGAGATAGCAATGATAGGTACTTCTTCACTAATAGACATTAGTTTAAGTTCTCGTGAGAGGTTCTTCATCTTTACCGTTTCATTATCAGCCTTTTGATTTGGACTCATAAGTTGTAGATAATCTACTACAACAAAGTCTGGCTTATACTGATCAATCTTTCCACGAATTACCGAAGGAGTAACTTCTCCACCAGAGTCATTTGAAATGATATGGAACTCTGGGCGACCCTCTACCTTGTTTGCGTGCCACTTGCGAAGCATATCAATTTCAACCTCACCATTTGACAACTTGCGATGAGACCAAAGGCCTTCTCCCATAATTGCAAATACACGGTTACGAACTTCTGTCTCAGACATTTCAAGTGAGATGATCATTGGAGACTTACCTTGCTTCCAAGCCTGCACTGCAAAGTAAAGTGCCATCCAAGATTTACCAATGCCTGGATAAGCAAGGAACACTCCAAGTTGACCTGGCATAATTCCAGCAGGCAGGTAGTTGTCAAACCCTGGCAAGCCTGTTTTGATTCCTACAGCACCAAGTTCGTTTTGCTTCTGCACTCTTTCGTAATACGCAACAGCATCTTCAAGATCAGTTGCATCAATGTCACGAATAGCAGCAGTGTTCTTTTTTAGTTCTGAGGTTTTAGTAATAAGGTGTTCAAGTGCTTCTGTACCGTTACCAGTTTGTACATCTCCAGCAGCACTACGAAGAATATCTTTTAGGCTATCGTTAAGATACTCTGTCTGAAGTTCTGCCAAATGATGCTTGGTTGATCCGACACCATTGACTGGCTCAAAGTCACGAAACTTTTCTCTAACTAAGTCTGCTGGAGGAAGTGCCTGATTGTTCTCAGAATACAAACGAATAAAGTTCCAGATATCATTGTGCGTACGTAGCATAGTTTCAACATTGGCCTGAAGCAGTACGTGTATTTGTTTATCTTCTAGTACTGCGCTAATTACCTTTGCCTCTGTGTTATTCACTTAACCACTCCTTAGCCATTCGTCTGCGCTCTGCTCTCTCTATTCTATCCTGCTCTACTTCTCTTTTACCATTAATAATTTTTTCTGTATTATATGCAAAGTAATTCCAACTAGGCTCTTGTGCAATAGAAAAGTAATACTCTAGAATATCATAGCAATCACTAATGCCGTATGACTCAATGAGTGCATCTGCAGCCCACTGCTCTACGTTAAGATTCATGTTAGACTTTTGCTCATACCTTTGCAGGTAAAACTTGTTAAATCTACTGAGCAAAGCCATTCGGTCTTTGCGGTCAGCCATTATCCTTCAGAAGCCTCTTCTTGTGCTTCACGGATCTTATCTGTTAACTTGTCCTCTACGAACTTGTAGACACGCTCAAAAGCCTGGTCTGCTGTCTCTCCATTACGTGCACTATCTACAACGCCTAGGTCAAGTCTTAGTGACTGGAAGTTACCCAGATTAAGAGTATAGCCAAGTGTTACATTTACTTTTGTTGGTTCGTTTTCCATTATCCACCCATTTCGTTTTAAATGGACTCACTCCACACTGGAATAAATCGTCCATCTTCTGTCTTCGTATATGTAAGTATACCGTCTCCCATTCGCCGTGTCAATTCTTGACTAGTAGGAGTCATGTTATTTGTTATTAACTTGTCTTTTCTTGGTTGTCCAATATGTATACTTGCAAGTATAGCACGTATCTCTTTAACATGCGATTCAGAATAGTACGCTCTAACCTGCCAAGATCTTTCTCCATTTAAACTAGCACCTATTGGTGGTGGAATAATTCCTCGTTTAATTAAACTTGGAATATACTTCCTATGCCTATTGACAAGTACAGCAGTCTCTGCTACACTGTAGGCTCTTTCTCTATGTTTCTTAAAATCAATAAGCAAGCAAGATTCTAATCTATCTTTTGTAACATTGTACAAAGTTACTAATCCAGTAGATCTAGAAGAGTGATGAACCTTTACCAAGTCCCCATTTAAAAACCATACCTTAACCTTGCCCTTTATTACAGGCTCGTTATTGTATGCTTCGCTCTGGATTTTTCGTTTAGAAGTATCCATGCGCCTTCCCTGCTTTCACTTGGTGGATGAAAAAATCTTCTTGATCCACAACGAACACAATAAATCTCAACATGGTCAATGCTAGAATATTGTCTGTCAACGAACATTCTACCTTTGCACTTTCGGCAAGAAATCAATTCAACATCCTTAATGTTAGTTTGGTACGCCAATAACAATAAGGTTAACACCAACAGTAAGATCGCCAGCAGCATTAAATCTTACAATTCCATCTACCTTAGTCGTTGTAACGCTTGTTAGAGTTACTGTAACGTTCTGTCCTGCTGGGGTTCCGCCTTTATTAATTGGTGTTGCTGTAACCACTGGAGCATACTTAAAGTCGCTATATGGAAAAGAAAATGGAACTTCTGAAGAAGCGGTAACTGTTTTGTTGTTTGCTACCTCTACATACCCACCAATAAACTTTGCCTCTGATGTTTTTACGCTTTGTGGTCCTGCTGTTCCAGCATCCACTGTAGTAGTTTTGTAGGTTGCAGAAGAAACCTGTGCAGATAAATCATTAACTGCCTTAGTTAGTTCGTAGATGTATGTAACATCTATCGGTTGCCCTCTTTCGGGTAGTGGTACTTTTGCCATTATCTCTCCATTATATCATTAGATCGTATGCATTGCTGGGTTATAAACACGTAGTGCTGTATAGTCCCTAGTTACTGGTTCACCTACTAAGTATACCTCAACTGTAATCCTGTTTGGAGTAAAAGATTGATCAACACCATTTACAAAAAATGTATCTGGTACAACAAAACTAGTACTATTAGTTGTAATTCTTTCTACATACTTCCAGTCACCAATACCATCAGATTTACTCCACTTAATAAAAATATCATAATCTTTTGCTTGACGAATAGTGTTTGTCCCAATCTTAATTGTTACAGAATCCCAGGCTACACGAACAACTCCAGAAGAAGATGATACGTTTATTTTCCCAGGGACATAGGTATAGTTTGGATCAACACTATAAACAGAAGACCAAGAAGATGTTCTGTTCTTGTCTTCAGATATAATTCTATATCTTACGCTGTAATCTCCAGTAACACTACTTACTGGTGGCAAACTTTCTTTTAGTATCTTTGCCTTTTTTATAATCTCAGCCATTACGTTACACCAATAGAAAATCTAAATTCTACATAGTTGCTTGTGTTTGGTGCTTTAATAATTGATTCAGAATCTGGGTTTTGAATAACAGAGTATCCAGTTAATCCATACAAAGGGTTTACAGTTCCGATGTTTTCTAGTCTCATTGAGTCAAGAGCAATATAGTAATCATCAGATACAGCACCACCATCAATAGCGCTTACATATATTTTTGCAACCGTAACAGCATTCCAAGTAAAGTTAGCACTTGTGTATAGTTCTTGAAGTTGTTTTGAAATAACTACATATCTATTTTCATCTAAATCGTATTGACCAGTACCAGTCCCATTTACTATTTCTGCTTCAAACCTTGCATACTCTCCAGTGCCAGCATCAGTTGAAGAAAAGTCAACAAGTACTCTAACAGTATCTGGAGCAAGTGCTGAGTCTCCGTCTTTATTAATTACAGAAAATGCTAAACGTAGTTCGTCTGTTGGAGAGTTTTGAGAAAAGTTTGCGCTTGGTCTAGTGTAATGGATATGGTTAGATCCTGCACCAATAACAAAGTGTCCTCCAGATACCGTCAAGGTTGCATCATCTCCACGCATAAGAATTACGTTATTTAAAAATCTACATCTTTCATATCTGGCTGCTCTGGATGTTTTATAAAATATAGAGTTATCTGCATTTGTTTGAAAAACCTTTAAGGCTGTTGAAATAACATTATCATCACTTTCATCTAATGCAGTAGCAATTGATGTTATGGCTGTTGAAGATGCTGAGGTATGGTAGTTCCAGTTTTCAGTATTTGTAAAAGAAAACACAGTCTTGCTATCATAAGCCCCTGCTGATGGATTTGACTTTGCAGAAAAAATACCAACCTCTGTTATCTCATATCTTTCTTCTGCTGGTAGTTCTGCAGTAAATACGATCTTGTCCAAACCGCCCTCACTAACAAACCCTCTAGAAGATATTGGAACACGAAGCATTTCAAAGTCAAGGTTCTTTTTATTAGAATAGTCACCAAGAGTATCTGTGGTGTCTAGGGGTTTAGCCCCACATCCAATAGCAATAAATGAGGCATAGGCTGGAGCCTGACCTAGCAGGTATTTACCCAGAATAGACTTTCCAGTATTAGTTATCAAGATGCTCCCTAGTTAAAATCTGTCTCATATATTGTACCACTTCTGGCTATTTGAATTTCTATCTGTTCATCTGATTCAAGATTAACTGCTTCTACTACTAGGTTACCTGTGACTGTATCTATATAAACATAGTCTCCTCCAGTACCCCCTCCAGTTTCAGGTATCTTGTCATCAAGTTTGATTGGAAAATTAGCAAAATATTTATCTGAGGTTGACTGAAGACTAACTATATTGTTAGGGTTATATTGTTGCTCTATAGATGAAAGATTTTTAATTGGCTGATAACTGATTTTTTGTCCATTTACAGTATCACGCCTTGCAATATTAATTAATTCTTGACCACCGATATCTTCAAATATTAGGTCTGCCATAAGTGCAACGGGGATAGCCTCATCATCAAAAATAATAATATCTTTTGTAGCACTCTTTACTTGAGTCGTGCTTGCTGAAGAGGCTGTTGGTGTAGATGTAACGGCAGCAGGTGTAGGACTAACTGCTGGAGCGGTTGATGTAGTTGTAACATTAGTTGGACTTGGGCCAGGTTTATTAGTTGTTGAGTTAAGGGTTGCAACCATAGCATCAATTCTTTTTTGATAGCCTGTTTCTTTTAAAACTCTTGATCCGTCAGAAAAAAGTTCATATAAGTTTCCATCTGAACCCGTCATAACTCCAATACTATTTGCCATATTACACCTCACTCAAATAAACGGTCATGCTTGGTCCGTCTAAACTTCTTGAATAATCAATATTATATACTACAAACCTAGTTGTAGATGAAGTTATTACGTCAACATTATTACTATCTTTATAATTAATTGTAACAATATCTCCTAGTTGAAGTGTTGGTATACTGAATATGTTTACACCAACAGATCTTTTTGGTATCATTAACTTATCAATGATCCAACCCATAAGGCTATTTGCAGAGTCTTGAGTCTGAATGTATGGGGCCTCAATAGAAAACTCATTGTTTCCGTAAATCATTCTACTCTGCTTTATCTTGTTATATTTTTCTAACTCTACATATGGAGATGTTAAAACAGTTGTTCCCTGTAGTTCTGGGTCAGACTGACTAGATCTTTTATTAAAGTATTCATCTACAGTTAGTTCATGTGTTGTGTCTTGTGTAAATGTTATTCCCTGGATTCTTAAATAGTTTCCGCTTGTATCATCTAAGACTAAGGCTTTGTCTGTAGCATTAAATACCATAAACTCAGCACCATAAGAATCTGCATAGAAACCAGAAGTTGTATAGCCCTTAATTCGGTTAAAGGTTGGAGATAGTTGAGCATAAAGTGCTGGGTATGCACGGTCATATTTAATATCAAAATATGCACACTCTCTCATAATTGTTCCAAACTCATCAAAATACATATTGTATTTTGGAGGTTGTTGAGCGCTTACTCCAGTAAGATACGTTGACTGAATAACCCCACTCATTGCATACTTTCTAAATGACTCATTAATGTCTACAGACTCATCTCCAAATGTCTGGGCAATTGTATCTACCGCAGTTGCAACAGTATTCTGGGAGTAGTTCTCTGAAAGAGCATAAATATTTTCAAACATAACTCGTGATGATCCACGAGTAAATAGAGCCATATTGTTATAAATAGGAAGTGGATCATTGTCGTCAACTACCTTAACAAGATTGTTATTAATGTAAAGGTAGAACCTTCTAATCTTTCCAAGGTCTTTGTACTCAACAGAAAGGTCAAACACTGTTGGCGTATCTTGTGTGGTCATTCTGTATTGACCTGTAAAACTTCCATCGTCTACTGTAATCTTTGAAAGCCCACCCCAAAGTTTTACGGGGATTGCATCTGTGTTTGAACTATCTTTTTTAATTTTATAGAACAACACATTATGAATAACAACATCTTCGGTTCCATCTGCTGTTGTTGTTAAGTAAGACTCTACGTTGCTTTCTGTTAGTGCAACTATTTCAAAGTAATATCCATTGTTCGTGTCTGGATTTAGCATTACTCCAAGACCTCCAGAGCCACCACCAATGCTAACGCTTTGATCGGTAAGAGATCCAGTTACCTGATAATATGAGGAACTTCCTGTTGGGGTCTGACCTCTTGTTTGATTATTCTCAATCTTTCCAATAATACGCATTCTTGTACCAAAGTGTCTGTATGCATTATCCAAAGGCTTGTATACGTAAGAAATAAAGTCAATAGGTGTTTCCGTAGTTGTAAATGCAGGACCATTCATAACAAGTGCAGAAGACTGAATAGTTCCAGTTCTTGTTTGTGTAAAAGAGTTTACTTCTGTTTCTGTCTTTCCGCTTAAAGACATGAAGTTTCTAATAATACTGTTTCTAGTTGTTTGCTTAGCACGAGCATTATCAACTCCAGCAATTCCAGCAACTGTGGTTGGTAAGGTTGGATTTGTGTTAGTTGTAAATAAATAATCTCTAGCCTTCATAGTACAGCCACGCACGTTATCGTTATTTGACCAATAAGAACTTATTCCAGCACTATGAGATGTTACCTTTGTACCAAATTGTCCACGACCATGCTCGACAACGGCACCGTTCTTCATCTTTGTAACTCCCCCAGTTGTTTCATAGTAAGGTACAGAATAAATTCTGATTCTTCCAGTAGGGTAGATTTTTCCGTTAAACGGCAACACAGAGAAATATTTTTGATACTCTTCATTGCTGCTAACCCAAACGTTACTTGAACCCTGTCTGTGGGTTGCCTTCCATTGCTCAATAGTCTTATCTGCTTGTGCCTGAGTGATTGCCTTAGACTTTACCTGCGCTTCAATTGTAGAAATAACTGATGCTGGTGCAAAGTTTCCTGGTTCTACAAAATATTGTTTTGTTTCATCTATTGTTCCATCTGCCTTAATGTCATACCAAAGACCAAGGGTAACGCTAAACTCTGCAGCATCGTATTTAATAATTTCACCGCTTGCATATAGATAACCCGTATATCTTGTTAGCCAGTATACGTTTTCTCCTAAATCAATTATGTTATTTGTCATTAAGTTATTAACAACTGTTGGTACAGCACTAGGTACATCTGATGCAATTGGCATTGCCCCTAAAACATAACTACCCTGAGTACTTGCTACTTCATTAATAGTCTTTGTATTTTCAGTTCCAGATACTTCCCACAAAAGTGCAGGCTTGTATATCCATGTTTTTTCTTGATCTACTAGGCTTGCTTGACGAATGCTTCCGTATGATCTTTGGATATATCTTGTCGTATAGTTAATCTTTCCTGAGTTAAAGATCTTTTTATCTTCAGATGCAATAGATATAATGTTTGGAAGATTTCCAGATGTAGCATTTTCAGTTACACCTGTATCTGTTTGGTTGTTAGACCCAGACAAAACAAAGTTTGATTCTCTTTGGGTTAGCGAAGGCATCATATAATCTTTACTCATCACAACAAAATTATTATATTCATCAAAGAACATTGCTGTTTGTGTTGAAACGGCTAACTGGTTTAATACCTCAGCAACATTTTGGTCTGGAGCAATAAAGAAGTATGGAATGATTGGATCTTTTTCACCAGCAACTCTAAGGAATGTATAGTTGCTAAATCCAATATAGTCAAGTAAAAGTGTGATGGCATAACTAAGTGATGCCTCTGTAACAAGCATTCTTGGCGCAGGCATTGACTCAAGTAAGAAGTACATATCTCTAAGAGTTAAAGAAAGAGATCCAGAGTTACGTTCAACCTGTGGGAAACCTTCTGAGTATAAAGTTTTCATTGGCACATAATAATCATATCCACCAACATTAACAATCTTTTCATAGAAATTAAACTTAATGTTTTTTCTTACATACTTACTAATTATGCTATTTGTATTGTTAGGATTAAATGCTTGGTCATCATCAAAAAGAGAAATGTCTCCAGTTGAAGCAAGTAGTTGTCCAACTGGCAAAGATGTTGAGCCAAGATCAGCAAGGCTTTTCTTAATTTTAAAGTCTATAACTTTATCAGAAATATCAACAACAAGTCTAGGTGACATTTCAATTAGGTCAAACCTAGAATCAAACTTGTTCATAGTATCTACGACAATGCGAATTCCACGTATGTTCTGGAACTCTCTATAAACCTTTTGACCATCTGTTTCATTGTTAAAGTAAGTAGGAGATGTAAGATCTTCTATAAAACTACTTTCATTGTTTACTGTTTCTTCTGCAACTCTCCACCCATATTGCGGAGTAAATGTTTTATATTCTTCTGAGGCTTCATCCCAAATATGAAATGTTCCTCTGCTACCAGTTGTAGGAATAACCAAGTACGCATATCCATCAAACGCTGTGCTTGGCAACTGTGATACTGCTGGAAGTGTTCCTTGATAGTTAAACTTTGTTTTATATTCTTTAGGAAGTATTAGTCCATATTGTAATTCAACATATCCATCTGATCCAACTATTGCTGTCCCGTCGTCTCTTACGCTTGAAGCATTAAAAGATTGAGCATCCACCCAAGCGCTATCCTTTAGGTACTGTATTTTCCAGTTAACAGGAGTTGTCTTATAGTCTGTTCTGAACAGAGGATCCTGAATTGATCCAGCAGATGTTGTAAATGGACCTAGATTTACATTTCCAATATTTGTCTGCATCTTTACGATAATTCTATTTGCTGGAACATTTTCCTTATACACAACAAATGGCGCTGTATCATCAATATAGTTTAAGGTTCCAACTTTGTTCTTAGCAATTCCACGCTCAATTGTTTTTGTAACGCCATCTTCTACTGCAGTCTCAGTTCTATATGAAGTCCAATATTTAAATTCGTCATAGCGAGATGGCATATAATATCTAGGTCTTTGTGACATTAACTCATTTGAGTTATGAATATAGTTACCACTAAAATACATTAACTTATTAATACCAGATCTTGGTCTGAATGGTTTAATGCAATCTTCTAAAGAGTAAATCATTTTCATTTTATCCTTAGTAGATGTAAAAAATTGGGGGATTCCAGAATTTGTAAAACCACCATCAATAGCAATGTCAGCATCAGTAGCACCTGTATACAAACCAGCAGCGTCTGCAGCATCAAAAGTAGTTGCTATAGTCTTAAACTTGTTATCGGTTCCTGTTGGTCTGTATCTATAGTTACCTAGTTTCTGAACATTGTCTGGCATGTTCATATTCCACTCAGCCAAAACAAGAGACTGCAACTGGATAGTTGAAGAAGACTCTAGATGTGTCTTTAGTTCGCTACTTACAAACACTCTAGACCTCTTCCAGTGTTACCGAAATATTCCAAAGGTCGTGGTTTGTTGCTCCACGTTTTACAACAGTATAGTTAAAATCAGATATATAAACCTGAATAACTTGGTTATACTGATGAAGGTGGTCATACGGATCTTCTGTGTTTTCAAAGTTACTGTATTTATCATATGCTAAGAACATCCAGAATGGACCTCTATGTGTTTCATACCAATCTAAAAGATCTACACCGCCTGCTCCACCATCTGCTGTGTATTCAGACTGTGTTCCCTTTAGGGCTGAAAGACCATTAGATCCAAACTCAGGGCTTTCGCTATATGCTCTTGAAGGAAGGTTATCCCAAGACCATGATATTTCTAGTTTATCAGCGATATGGTATGAACGCATACGCCCATTAATAGTTCTTTGTCTTTGTTCAATTCTCTTAGGAGAAAATCTTAACTCACTACGATTATGGTCAGATAGTATTAGGAACTGGTCTATAAGGGATGCGTTTGTCTCTGCCCCGATATCTGCCCCAATTTCGTACCCTGTAGGCACGTAGAGACCATTTGAGAGCGTTCCTGCGTTATTGGACCAAAGAATACCTTGTGGTCTCTGATAGCGCTTTCTACCTGTTATATAGCCTGACGTTGCCATTATCTCTGCCCTCTAAGTCTTTGTGAATCAATATATTTAATCTCAGCCATAACTACCTTAGCAATGTCATCTGCACTTGCACTTGTGTTACTTACGCTAATACCTACGTTATAATTATACACCTTGCTGGAGTTATCTGATGGAGCATTTGATGATCCTACTCCTACCTTAACAGCACTATTATTCATATTAGAATATGTTGGCGCTTCAAAAGATTTATATGTTCCATTATTTAAAGACTCAAGAAGTGGTCCATATTGGTCTGCAATACTCTTTCTTACTACAAACTCTCCAGGTGTTAGCATCGCAGGAACTGTATCTGTTCCTATTGAAAAACCTCCAGAAGCCATATACTGTGGAACAAATCCACCCTTAGCCATTCCGATTCCAAGTAACTTTCTTTCAATGGCTGTTAGTGCTTGTCCAGATTGTAGTTTTCTAAGAGCAGCACTTGATGTAGCAAGTTCTGCTGCTGCTGCTTCTAGTTTTCTTTTTTCTTCTGCTGCTGCAAGTCTATCTTCTTTTGCTTTTAGATAAGCATTGAGTCTACCTCTTGCAGAATTAGGATCTACAGTTTGTGTACCCGCACCT